GACGATCGTACATTGGTAGAAAGTATTTCTGGTCGTTTAGAAAACCTCCTGGAAAGAAAAGAAAAGTAAAACAAGAATCAGACTGGAAAAAGTATTATGGTTCTTGTCCAGAGTTGAAAGATGATATAAAATTATATAACAAAGAAAATTTCAATAGAGAAATACTGAGTCTTCATGAAACTAGAGGTCTTTGTAATTATGAAGAGACCAAACAGTTGTTCTTAAATAATGTCTTATCTGAATCACTTGACAACGGAACTCCTGCATACTATAATTCCAATATTCTCGGTCGCTACATGCGAAAAGATTATGGTAACTTTGGAAGACACTCTGAAGACGACTCATGATTGGGCAGTTGACAGAATGCACACTCTATGCGAAATAGAGACCTATGACGTGTTAGAATCCGTAGAGAATGCTCATGCAATTCAATCAGAGTTTGCTGAATGGTTAAATCCTGATATTGAAGACCATGAGATTTATTCTTTAGAGTATATTGGAGAAGAGTAATTTTTCTATATACTTTGTGCCAAACAAGTGCGATTTGATTTGGATGTCGAATTCAATTGATTTAATGTTTAAAAAATTCATTGCTGCCTCAATTCTTGTCACTGCTTCAGCTGCTTGTGCTTATCCAAGTATCAGTGAAATCAAGAATCCTCCTGCCGTTGATGTAACTGTCAATGCAGAGAAAGCAGTTCCTATCGAAGTGGTAGAAAAAACTTGGAAGTGCCCAGGATGTAATACTAATGAAAAATATGTCCTGGAAAAACTCCAAGAAAAAACCAAGATCTCAGATCGCAATGCTCTTGCTACGATTATGGGAAACATTAAATCGGAAAGCAACTTCCATCCCAATATTTGTGAGGGAGGTGCTAGAGTTCCTTACAATCGTTGCTATAGCGGTGGTTACGGGATCATTCAGTGGACCTCTACGAACCGTTATCTGGGGTTAGGTAAGTTCGCTAAGAAGTATGGTTATAATCCTTCTACACTTGAAGGTCAGACAGCATACATGATTAACGAGTATACTTTCCAGAAGTATCTTCCTGAATTTGAAGGTAATGGTCAAACAGTTGACCAATATATGGTTGCTGCTTACTATTGGTTGGGTTGGGGCATCAAAGGATATCGTCAACAGTATGCATACGATTATACTAAAAAACTTGTCTGGTCATGATCAAAAAAATAATCAAGAGTATCAAAAAGGTATTCATTCCCCGCAGTGAATTTCTCATTGAGGAGAAATCTAAAGAAAACTATGTTGGTGTTCCTGCTCCTGTAAGCACTCCTACTGATTCTTGGTTTTCTGAACCAGTGAAAACCGAAAAGGTTATTGCCTACGAAAAGCATGTTGCTCAAAAAATTGAGGAGCAGAAGTTTATTGAGGCAGCACAACCCAAAAAAGAACCAGAAGACATTCATCAACAGATGTATGAGCGTGTCACCAAGTATTGGGGCACTTGGCAAGAAGAACTTCCTGGTGGTTCTGAAAACTTCCAGTCTGGTCCTGGTGGTTGGAACTCTGGTACTGGTATGGGGCAGTTTAAATGAATGAAGACTGGCGTTATTCTGAAGAACGAATGGAGTTGAGGCAAAAAGTTTACACAATTCTTCTTGCCAGATTTGGTTCTCAACTTGATAGTAATGGAGAACCATTATATAGTATGGAGTCTATTACTGAGTGTGCTCATGATTGGGTATCACAAGGTAATGCAAGGACTGATGGCATTGTTAAGTATTATCAGGCATACTACACATGAAAAGAATTATTACCGCTTTATTTGCGGCAGCTTCATTCAGTTCTCCAGTTTTTGCTGAGGGAAAAATTACTAAAGGATTCTACACAATGGACTCTTTGGGTTGCATGATTACACGAGAATGCACCAAAGATGTCCGACGAATCAAGAGTATCGACGATATTCGTAAAGAGTTTCCTAATTCTAATTTTGATCTTGTTGCTGACGAGTTTGACTCGATGCTGGTATCCCTTGATAAGATCGGAGTTATGGTTTTTCTAGCAGATGAAAAATATTTTCCTGTTGGGCATCGTGGCGTTTATCATACAGTGAGTAATAATTTTTATTTAAATGATGCCTTCATGCATCGTCAGGGTGTATTGATGAGTGTAATGAGGCACGAAGGTTGGCACGCAGCACAAGACTGCATGGCAGGAACAATCGAAAATTCTATGATTGCTATTATCAAACCTGAAGAAGATGTTCCTACTATTTGGCGTGAGATGGTAGAGCGCACATATCCTAGTTCTGCTGTGCCTTGGGAAGCAGAAGCAACATGGGCAGGTAAAACTGAAGGCATGACAATGAAAGCACTTGAATCCTGTGCTGCCGGTAACATGTGGGAAGTTTATGAACCAACTCCATTAACTAAAGAATGGTTAGTTGAAAAAGGTTACTTACCTAAATAATAACATCCAAAATTTTTTGGAAGACCACCCAAGACAAATTCTTTGAAGGCTTTTTGTTTTATAATGTAGAATTTGTTGTTGGAAACAAGAATTTACATATGACACATTTAAC